TTAATGACCAGTTATTCTGTAAAAACGACTCATGCCCTTCACAATGGGATAAGAAAGTGGTCAACTTCGCTTCTAGTCTAAAAATTAAAGGGCTTGGTCCTGCAGCTGTAAGTAAGCTGGAAATCCAAGATTACGAAGAATTGTATTCATTAACTGTAGAAGATTTACAGTCAAGATTAGGTTCAGTTAAATTAGGAGAGAAACTCTATATTGAGATTCAAAAGTCTAAAGAAACTCCGCTAGTAAAATTAATACCGGCATTTTCGATTCCACTTATTGGTCAATCAGCTTCTCAAAAACTATGCAATACTATATCTCATATTGAAGATATAAGCGAGATAAAATGCTCCGAAGCGGGTATTGGTCCAAAAGCAACTACTAATTTAATTAACTGGTTAGAAACTGAATACTACCCAAATAACTACAACAACTTGCCTTTCAACTGGAAAAATAAAATACTAGAAAAGAAACAGGTCAAGGGTGTTATATGCATTAGTGGTAGACTGAAAAGTTATCCGACTAAAGCTCATGCAGAGCAAGTGCTTAGTCAATATGGATTTATCGTAAAATCAAGTCTAACTAAAGACTGTACTCATTTGGTTAATGAGTCAGGAATCGAGTCAGCAAAAACAATGGCGGCGCAAGAACGCGGTGTCGTAATAATAACAAACCTAAAACATTTATTAGAGGAATAATAAAATGGCATTACCAAAATGGACAGATGAAAGAACTTCAGAATTGACTTCTTTTGTTGGGGATGAGAGCCCTATATCTCAAACTACTGTTGCTTCAGCAGCAGAGCAACTAGAAACTTCAGTAAGAAGTGTATCTAGTAAATTAAGAAAGATGGGTTTTGACGTTGAACTAGCTTCAGCATCAGCTTCTAAATCTTTCTCAGATGAGCAAGAAGCTACTTTAAGTAACTTTGTAACAGATAACTCTGGCTCATACACATATGCAGACATCGCTGCAAACTTTGAAGGCGGAGCATTTACTGCTAAGTCAATTCAAGGTAAAATCCTTTCTATGCAACTTACAGAGCATGTTAAACCTGCTCCTAAAGTTGAGACTGTAAAGTCTTACAACGAGGATGAAGAAGGACAATTCGTTTCATTAGTAAACGATGGTGCTTTCATTGAAGATATCGCAGAAGCTCTAGGTAGAAGTGTAAACTCTATCAGAGGAAAAGCTTTATCACTTCTTAGAGCTGGGGAAATCAACGCGATTCCTAAGCAAAAAGAAACTAAAGGTTCTAGCAAAGCTGATCCTTTAGCAGACTTAGATATTAACAGCATGACTGTTGAGTCTATCGCTGATACAATCGGCAAAACAGTAAGAGGCGTGAAAACAATGCTTACTAGAAGAGGTCTACAAAGCTCAGACTATAACGGAGCTGCTAAAAAAGATATCGGCTAATACCTGATTTCATCTTGGCGATAGGTTGCTTTCAGTAGCCTATCGCTTTTTATTAATATAAAATTGTCTTGGGAGATTCAATTTGACACTAGAAAGTGCATTACTGAAGCAAATCTTGTCGCTTGGCGATTTTGATACTTGGAACGGATTAAAACAACATTATCTACCTGAAGGTGAATACCGAAAGATGTGGAAAGTTGTTGACAAACACGTTGACAAATATAAAAATCTACCAACATTTGAAGAACTTAAACTTGAAGTTCGTTCTTCTGATATGCAAGAAAAACTTTACGCTATCGAAACTGTAGAAACAGATGTCGATGCATCCCTATTGTTAGATTATCTCAAGAATCAATATACACAATCAGAAATTCTATCTTCAATCGAAGGCTACGTAGAAAACCAAATCGCAATATCAGACGCAAGAGAAAACATTGATTTACTTCAAGAAATTGTCGTGTCTGTAGAAGATAAAGTAGATACTCAGGATGCAAATGAGAGTATGGAAACGATAGAATTATTTGATGATGAAGAAGAATACAAAAAACGAATTACTTTAGGCTTGAATCAAGACTTCGACCTAGAGTACTCATTCAAATCAGATGAGCTTATACTACTTGGTGCTAAGTCAGGTGGTGGTAAGTCTTTAGTGTGTTGTAACATAGCTAGTGCAATAAGAAAACAAGGTCGTAGCGCTTTGTACTTTACAATAGAAATGAATAGCAAAGACATTCTACAAAGAATAGTAGCAATCGAAACCGAAGTAGATTGTAACAGATTAATACATCAAAATTTAGAGCCACATGAATGGAATAAAGTAGGAGCTTGGTGGGCTAATAGATTCACAGATGGAGAAACAGTCTTAGCAGACTATAAAAACTTAGACAAATCAAACTTTAAAGAGTTTCATACAAAGCTAGTCAGAAATAGAATTGACTACAGCAAACCACAAATAGAAATTTATTATGACCCTGCACTTACCACAGCAAAAATTGCTAGTGTTGTAAGGCAGAATTTAATGAAGTTACATAATCCAGGTGTAATTATTATTGATTACTTAAACCAAGTAAAAAGAACAGGCAATGTTAAAGCAGGTCAGTATGACTGGACAGAACAGATAGAAATATCTAAATATTTTAAACAGTTGGCACAAGAGTATAATACTACTACTGTGACAGCGATTCAAACGAAAGCAGACGGTTCTGCTAAATTCTCAACCAATGTCGATAATGCTGTAGATGCTTTCTATAGTATAGATCACTTCGACCAATCAGAAGCTATGAAATTCTCCTGCCAAAAAAGGCGTAATGCTAGAGTTGCAGGATTCACGAGTGAGATGAATTGGAGTACACTTAAAATCGGGCCACACACAGCAATGGACCCAGATGAGAAAGCCGAGCTGAAAGAAACTATGGGAAAAACAGGAGAAGAGGTTAACGACGTACCTTGGTAATATGATACTATACACAGAAGAACAATTAATGATTGCATATACTCGACATATAAGAGTAGTGCAAAAACTACAACACGTACCTATTCCTTCACTAGAAGAATTTAGAAAAATCTATGAAGATGAATGGACACAAAGATACAAGGAGATGAATAATGGCGGATGATAGAGTAAGTAGAGAAACTGCTGAATTAATCCCTCTCCCACCACATACATGGTATGTGAGAACTATTGGATGGATGTTAGAACAAGACAAAGTAAAAGAAAATATTGCTAATGTTCCACCCAATGAAAAATTAACGAACAGTCTGCGGCAGCACGGGGTCAAATCTCCCATCCTGTGTATGCCCAACTGGTACCCCATTGCAGGCTCTCAAAGAATGAGGGCCGCGGTGGACCTACCGGAAATACACGACCAACAAATAAGAGTATGCCGCTTCGATAAGGAGTGGTGGCTTTTATATTATCTATGGGGAGATGAAGATTTTAGGGATAAAGCAGTAGCTGTCTGGTTCCAGATGGCAGAGTTAGCTTGGAAATCCATGTACTACGAAGATAAAGTAGACCCTGACGGAGTAGATATGAGAGAATTTGAAAGAATAGGGGATACTTTAAAGTGGAAACACGATAGAAATGACCCAAAATACAAGTGAAACAACGAAAAATAATTCTTGACACCGGGTTAAAAATTTGATATACTATATATAATTATGACAGCAGAAGAACTTTTACAAGAGAAAGGAGTAAATTATCAAATAAGTGGTAAGGATGCTACTGTACTCTGCTTAAACCCAGAACATGATGATTCCCACCCGTCAATGAGAATTGATAGAGTGACAGGAGTATTCAACTGTTTTTCCTGTGGTTTTAAAGGAAATTTGTTTACATACTATGGAGCCCCTTCTAGCCCTTTGGAAGTAAGGCTTCATCGTATTCGTGAAGCAATAACGAAAGTTAAGTCTCAAACAGTAGGTATTCAATTACCTAAAGAGAGAATAAGATGGTCAGGTGGACCGCTTAGAAATATATCAGAGCAGACTCTAGGTATATGGGATGCGTTTACTTGGAACACTCCTAAGTTTGAAGGCAGAATTATCTTTCCAATCCGTAACATCACAGGAAAAACTGTTGCCTTAATCGGAAGATTAATCAGTGAAGCTAGTATGGGACAATCAAAGTACTATATCTATCCTGGCGGGGCGGAAATGCCCTTTTGCCCTGCCAAGGTTAAGCTTATACAGAACAGAGTTATTCTAGTAGAAGGCATATTCGATGCTTTAAACTTATGGGACAAAGGTCTTAAGAATACTGTTTGCTGTTTTGGCACACAACAAGTCAACTGGGTAAAATTATCCTTACTAAAAATGCAGGGAGTACAAGGAGTCGACATCATGTTTGATGGAGATGAGGCAGGTAATAGAGCTGCAGAAGCAGCCAAAGGTTTAGCCGAGTCCTTAGAAATGTCAGCAAGGGTAGTAACTTTACCCCTAAACACAGACCCTGGTAACTTAAACCGTGACCAGATAGAAAGATTAAAGAAACAATTATATGGTGAATAATATAACCAGTGCTAACGAACGCTGGACAGAATACGATTACGAAATATGTGTCGCGAATGATTGGGACATAGAATTTTGTGCGGAACACCTTCGCAGAAGTATTGTCGCTATAAGAAAAGCAAAACAAAAATATGCTCTTACTTATTATAAACCTTCCCTGTGGGAGAAAGGTGGAAAGACATGGAACCCATTAGCTATAAAAGTACTAATTCAACATAAGAAGAAAGCAATTGCTGAGAAAACTATAATGGATAAGTCTTGGTGGCACACATTACAAATAGAGTTGCAAGAGATAGAAGGTTTCTATAGAAACTACAAACAATGCGATACAAAACTAGCAAATTACATGAACAAAGAGGAAAAATGAAAATAGGATTAATAGAAACAAAAGCATCATCAACTAACTGGGATAGATATTTCGATTTTGAGGTAGATAGATATGCACTATGTTCAAATTCTAGTGTTAAAAAAGTTTTAAAAAAAGATGTAGATATAGAAATAGATATCGATGCGTATGATTGGCTCATTCTTGTAGGTTCAGAAGCCTTCAAAATGTATACAAAAAAGACATCGGTAACAGAGTTCAATGGAAAAGTTTGCGATTCTAAGTTTTTAGGTTTAATTAATCCCGCAATGATTAAGTTCAAACCAGAAGCAAAGACAGAATTCGAGCGTGCAATCGAGAGTATAACTAAGTATGTAAGCGGAGAATTAAAACAAGAAAGATTAGGTGAAGATAAATGTTATGGAATTACGGAAACAAGTGACTTAATAACTTATCTTAATAAAGCACTAGCAGACCCAAAAGATTATGTCGCACTAGATAGTGAAACATCTGCATTATATTGTAGAGATGGGTATATGTTAGGGTTCTCTATGTCATATGAACCTGACCATGGAGTCTATGTAGATTGCGAAGCTATAGATGAAGAAGCCGAACAACTTATGCAAAAGATATTTGATACTAAAAGAATAGTCTTTCATAATAGTAAGTTTGATATACAATGGTTTGAGTACCATTTCAACTTTAAGTTTCCAAGATTTGAAGATACAATGATGATGCACTATATGTTTGATGAACAACCTGGAAAGCATGGTCTTAAACAGTTAGCAATAAAACATACTCCTTATGGAGACTATGAACAAGAATTAGATCAGTGGAGAGAAAGTTATTGTAAAACCCATGGAATACTTAAAGGAGATTTTAGCTATGACTTGATACCTTTTGAAGTTATGAAATCATATGCAGCAATGGATGCTATCGTCACTTTCCTATTATTTGAAAAGTTTGAAGCACCTCTTAAGTCTAACAGTAAACTTTACTGGGTATATCAGAATCTACTTATTGAAGGAGTAAGGTTCTTAAAAGATGCAGAAAGCAATGGTGTGCCTTTCGATAAGACTAGACTAGAGTTTGGTCAAAAGCGTATGCAAGAAGATATAGATAGTGCAGTAGCGGAACTATATAAGTTCCCCCAAATTAAAACATTTGAAGCAGCTAAAGGCTCAGACTTCAACCCTAATTCAACAGTTCAACTTAGAGAGTTACTATTTGACTATTTAAATCTGACCCCAACGGGTAAGAAAACAGGTACTGGAGCTCACAGCACAGACGCGGAAGTTCTCGGACAACTTGCGGAAGAACACGAAGTTCCT